GGGGTTGTAATAAAGAATCAGAACCATAAATATCAGAATCTAATACATAATTACCATAAGAGCCTTCTTCTTGTCTTTTAGGGTCATCTATATTTCTGTTTAATTGACTTAAAACAAGAAATGCAATAGGATATTTTTTCTTCATATGGGTCAAGGCTTCACCCAATGCACCTAGCATATCAAATTTGTCTTTTTGTCCTTTACCAACTTTAAATAAAGCTGAGTGATCTATAGTTACTAACATGTTTGTGTAAGTACCATCAGTATTTTTATACTTTTCCATTTCATAATGGATTGTGGCACACATCTCATCAATAGTACATGAATCATAAACTACATTCACAAAATCTTTTAATTCTGTAGATTGGTAATACTCTAAACATTTCTTATAGACTTCTTTATCTACAAGAGCTCCTCCCTTACTCATTAATGTATTGTAATCAGAACCTGTTTGTAAGCTAAATTTTCTTACTCCGCTGGTTTCATCAACCATTTCCATTTGAAACTTTAATACTCTAAACTTTTGCTCAGGATTCATAACAATGATATCACTGATTAATTGTTCCATAAATAAAGTTTTACCTGTTCCAGGTCTAGCACCTACTAAGGTGATAGTTCTCCATTCTAATCCATCACAAAAAGCATCATTAAACTTGGGCCAAGCACTTACTAAAGAAGGTAATCTACCTTCTCTTCTAGCTTTCATTTTAATTAATGCTTTTTCTAAAGCCTGTCTTTCACTAATTGGTAGTAAAGGTTTAGCCCCGTTAAATTGCTCTGACATTTTTATTGTGGATTTATATTTAAACTATTCTTTTTTGCTTGATTGTATAATTGGTGCATGGCAGTTATTATAATTTCAATAGCAAAATACTGCATAAATGATATACTAACTATAAACAAATTCACAGTATAATAACTAATTATACTTCCCACAACAGCAATCATAAGCAGTAATCCTTTTTTCATACTACATTTTCTTTAAAATAAAATTGACCTTCATCAGTGCCTGTATTAATAAATTCACAATATGTGGCAAGATCAGAAACAAAAGTTTTATCTATTTCTTGCTTTCTTATAAAATACTGTGCAGTTCTCATAAATTCATAGTTTTTTAAACTATATTCTGTTACATACTTTTCAGTAGCTACAAGTATTGTTTCCCATGAATAATCATATGTTTCAAAAAACCATCTAAATGCACCTTCTAAATTTTTTGCATTTACTCTTGCATATTTACCTGAAGAGAGTTTTTTATTAGGGAATATTTCAACATACTCCTGTATCTTTTCCAGAAATTCTTTACCCATTAAATCTTGTGAAGTTTTCTTTTTAGACTTTTTGAAAAAACTATCTATTTCAGACATAAAGATAACACTTTTACTTGTTAATTGCAAGTCTTGTGTTACCCAATTATCTGATTTTAGCTTTACTAATTGTAAGTCTTTGTTTACAAATGATTTAGGTACTATTCTTTCTTTAATACAGTGTAAAATATAATATGCATTTGGAGTTAAATTAACTTCTATAAGTTTATTAAATATTTCATCCATCTTACCACGTTATTTCATTACCACTTGTATTCTTTACAACAGTTGATATTTTATTAAATATATCATTACTATCCCATTTAGATCCACTATAAGCTGCACTAGCAGGATGTTTTACAAAAAACTTATGTTCTGTATTTGTAGTTAAATCTGACCATTCTTCAGCTTTTTTACCTAAATATGCATAAACTAACCCGGGATTATAGTTATTTAAATAATCCAATAGATAAGCAGTAAATGGTTTCCATATATCATAATGACTACCAATTTTGTTTACTTCAACTGTAAGAGCTGTATTAAGCATAAGTATACCTTGATTAGCCCATCTTTTTAAGTCAACATCAGTGCTTATTTCATGACCATTATATACAGTTCTGTTTACTTCTCCTAGAATATATCTAAGACTAGGTTGTAAATTATCTGTATTACTGCAACTAAATGCTATTCCATCTGCTATACCTAACTGTGGATAAGGATCTTGTCCTATAATAACTACTTGTAAATTATCATACGGACATTCTTCAAATGCTCTAAACACTTGTTTTAGTGGTGGAGTAAATCTTTTATCTTCTTGACTTAGAGTATATAACTTTGTGAGTATGTCATCAAATTCACTACTAAATATAAAAGATTTAAAAATTCTATCCCAACCACTAGATTCAAGTTTATTAAACATTTTTTGTTTAATTTCTTCTAAATTCATTTTTTTCTTATTTTTGATAAAAAAACATTATGGCTTTAAAATTCAAAGAATTAAATGATGATGCACTCATTGACATAAAAGTTAACAAAGCATATTATTTAATGGCAAAGAACTCATTATTTTATCTATTAACTCAAATTAAAGATGAGCAAAATAGAGAACAATTAATTAAAGACACTACTTCTATAGAGTATAAAGATATGAGTGATTGGCAAAAAACATTTCATACCCCAACTCTTCTTATTGCTGAGATAGAAAAACAAGCTAAAGATAAACAATTATATACTGAAAGAGAAGTTCTCCAACCAGGAGATGAAGGTTATGTTGAACCTAAGCAAGATTAATATTAAACTGCTCTCTACCTATCTGTATACAACCTTCAATAGCTAACATTAGTTCATCTTTACTACAATCTGCAAAAGATTTACCTTCAAGTCCTGAAGCTTGTTTTACAACAAGTTTCATTTCATCAAATGTATAACCTGACTCTTTTGCTAATTCTCTAATACAAGCATGTACTTTTGCAAGTTGTGCTTTACTATGATCTATACCTGCTAGATCTAAATACATATCTACTTTCTGACCCTCTGGTATCTTCTCTAGAAAGAGTTCATAGGCCAGTTTGTCTTGAGGATGAGCAAATATAAGTTTCCCATCTTTTTTAATAAACTTACCACTAAACATACTAACAAGTTATAAGATTCATTATTTCTAAAAACTGTATAAAATGTTTCTTGTTTTCAATTTTTACAGCAGGAATATCATGACATTCTAAAAACCATTTATCATTTTTTACATCAACACTATCTGTACTGTGTAATACTAAATGGTCACAGAGTTCTTTTTCATAGAAATAATAATCATATCCGTTTTGACTGTCTTGGTCAAGTATATCTACTCTTTGAAAACCAAGATCAATTAAATCTTTTTCTGTCATTTTTATACTTTTTAATTAAATATCTTCTCCATGCTTCTTGCTTATGACCATTTATAAAAAACCAACCAAAGTAAAGTTCAAACCATTTTTTTAGTTTTTTCATATTCTTTAAATTTTAAAATTATTTCTGCTAACGTCCTGTAAATAAGTAAGTAGACATGACATCTCTAATATAGTCAATTTCCTTGTATTTATCATTATCTAAAGTATAAACACCTAGGTTTTTTATCCTATTATTTCTAAAAGTTAATAAAGCAAGAGCCATTAGGTTTGCATTATCTTCATCTGAACTATCTAACATCCCAAACATATTATTCATTGCTTCTTCAGTAATATAACCTGTCTTAACAAGTAAGTTTAACTCTGCAAAGAAAATAAATGGTCTGAATGTTCCTACTTTGGTACCTGCTGCATACATATACCATAAATATCCAATATTACTGTCATTTGATTTTGCAACTTCCCAATGTTCATTGCAAATATCCTTGATTAATTTCTTAATCTTTGGATCACTAAAATTCTTTATCATAATTAAAAAATATATCTAATTGTATTCCAAGGTATCATCTCATCATGTAACTCAGTCCACTGTTTAATATAATCAGCTTTTCTGTTATGTTCATACCGGATATTCTTACCACCATACTGAGATGTTTTAGCTTCTTGAATTTTGGGTACCCAAAGTAAATCTTCTCCTGGTAACTTATGTTCAAGATTATACAAATGTTTATCTTCATTATGAGTAAGGAATATTACTTCAGCTTTAACAGGAGCATCCATTACTCTCCAATTCATTATTTTAGAGTATGTATCAACTAACATAAACAACTGTCTATATTTTTGTATCCAGTCATCATGTACAATTACTGGACTGAAGTTAAGATGAACTTCATACCCACAAGCTAAAAAATCCCATACAGCATAAAGTCTGTCTTTAATTTCTGGAGTGTTGGGTTCTAATATTTTTCTGTACTCTTCAGGCATTAAACTGAATCTAACTCTAATCTTACCTTCAGGTCTAAATTCTAGAAAGTCTCTGTTTACCCATTTAGTAGCAAATGAACCCATAGCAAGTGGGTGATCTCTAAAGAACTTAAAGATAGTTTCCCAGTCATGATA